CGATTAATTCTTGTCTGGTTTCTAAGAGTCGTTTTAATTGCTTTTATCGAATTTTCTGATTCCTTTAGACTCCCGAAAATATAACTAAGCATTTTTACCATTCTCTTTTCCTCCTTTCATTGAATTATTAATATAGCTTTGAACGGTTTCAAACCTCCAATCTTTTGGAGAGTTGTAAGTAAATATGAATTCTTGTCCGTTGGTTTGTCTAATTCGAATGCTGTTTTTACCATTTTGAAACCAGGCGGCTACATTATTTCCAGCATATAATTCAAAATATAATTCAAACCGTTTATAGATATCATTGTGATTCATTTCATTATCGCCTCCCGTTTTCCAAAACTTCGTCTAAATACCAACACATTTGATACCAGATTTCCACAGTTCGTAGATCACTTTTACAATGTTCGACCGTAAATAATCCTCCTTCGCCATTCCGTTTATACTTTCTATAAAGGAATCGCGAAATAACGTCTTTTACATAATTCTCGTCAAACTTAGTATCATCCATGGAACCCAAACCAAGATTGATAATCATATTCCAGAACCATTGTCCTGTTCTGTTGCCAATATCCGGGTCATCCATAATATGTTCTTCGCAACGAATAGCGAGAGCTATTAACATTTCCAGAACACTACAAGGTCGGTCGTCGAGGAGCGTAGCAATCATTGGACTATCATACCCTTGCTCGTATCCAAAACGATACCGGAGGTCTATGCCATCTTCCGCTCTGTTACCATCCATTTCGATAATGTAAATAAATTCTACATTATGCAGATAAGAAAAAAGCTTCCGATAGGATATCCTCCGGTTATTGTATACGAGCTGGTACATCCATTCAAAATATTTGTTGTTCAGCTCGTTTCCAGTCATTTAATCCCCCACCTCATGCGGCCTTCTTTTTATTACGTCCGAATACTTTCTCTGGTCAAACAGAATTTCGTAGTCGCATTTCAGTTTGTCATTTCTGACAAATACTGAATCATCCTCATATTCTCCAAAACTATTCAAAGAATCGAATCCTACAACGTCTTCGATATCATCCACGATTACATCGTTATCGTCGGTCAGAATTTGATCAGCGTAATAAGTTAGGCTAATTGTTTCATAGTCATCCAAATCGCCAAACTCTTCCGGAGTGATAACATAAGGTTTATCTAAGCTCATAGGCTCCTTTTTCACCTCCTCGGGTTTTTCATCAGCCACATCGGAATAGTTAGTATAACCCCGTTTACGTAACCAGGCTGCGTATTTCATAACGCTCGGCTTTTCTTTTGCATTGTCCGCCTTTATTTGGACTTCTGTGTCCTCAGTAAATTCGGCTTCTCTCTTTGAGAATACTTCTTTTACTGAATCAATTTCATCTTGAGCTATCTGCTCATATTTTTTCTCAACATACCACCAGGTAACTACTGAACCGACGGCTACGCCGAGAACAAACATCATAAAATTTTTTGTTTTATTCATAATTGTTCTCCTCGCTTTTTATAGTCATAACGGTTAAGGCTAATCCGCTTGATAAAACAGCTATGCCTCTTTTGAATATTAATACTCAGACCGAAATACATTTTCTCTATTCGGTCCCGAAGAAAAGAACAGATACTCAGACAAAGCTTTACAACCATTCGCATACCAATCAGTTAAAGTCTCTTCTGCGATTTGAATGTCGCTTTCACTGACGGGGCGACTTTGTCTCCAATAACCTACAAATTGTCCTTTGGCTGTTACAACATCGATAACGTTTTCTCCAAATCTACCATCTGATACACGATTAACAATGACTTCAACGACTTTACGTTTATCAGCCACTTTATCGTCATAACATTCCCCGGCTAACGTCCGAACAATCGCTTCAACTTCTTCATCCGAAAATGGTTTTTCTTCTAACAGTTCTATAATCATTTCCGGAGTTTTATATGAATTAGTGACAATCGGTATAGCCGAAGTAATTGGTTTAGAAATCACAATCTCTCCAGTGTCGGTTTCATTGATAGGAATATTGCTACAAACCATAAATATGAATACCGCACTCAGAGAGACTATGATTACCTTATTTATTTTTCGCATAAAAGGTTCTCCTAAAATATAAAAGACCACCCTAAGACCGTTTCCAAAGATCAAAGGGTAGTCTTCATATTTTTTGACGTACTCATTACATCAGATCCAAAATGTTTCCATCTACGTTGAAGTCGAGAAGGACTACTCGTTCGTATATTTCTTTTCCAAATCTTTCACGCATAGCTTTATCCTTTACGAAAGCTTCTTCATCCCTTCGGTAGGTTTCGTAAATTCCGAAATCAACGTAATTATCACCATTAGGGTTATCGGGATTATATATCCAACCAACAATTTGACCGGCTTTAGTTCTCGGAATACCAAGAGTGTCAAGCACATCGTTCAGAAACAAATATCCGTTTGCCCTGAGTTTATCGTTAGCATACTGCTGCTGGGCGAGAAGAAACATTCGATTATAGTTTCCGTCTTTTTCCCAATAAGGATTAGACTCTTCAAAGAAGAAAGAATAATCGCTTAATGAATCTCTTTCTACAACGCTGATGGTCTCTTTGACTTTCTTTTTCTTACCATCTTCGCCAACTATAACCTTTTCAATCTTCTTTGCCTTAATACCGTGCTTCAGTTCGCGGTCGACTTCTTCGCCAAAACGCTCTACTACATGATTTCTGTATTCTTTAAATCCTTTATCAATCGTAGCATAAGCAGCCGCGAGAGCTATATTTCTTTTACGAAGAATGTTGTTCGATGCTAGTATGCTTCCAATAGACAGAGCTCCAAGAGCTACTGCTGGAGCATAAAGTTTAGCAAGCTTAATACCAGTCTGAACATAAACAATGGTCAAATCCTTCTTAACGTCTTCTGGAGTGTATTCCTCTACGAACTCCTCATTGGCCGCACAATCATGAATAGAGTTGATGTCTTCTTTGGCCTTTTCTAAAATATCACTCACTTTAGTAGTAGCTTTACAAGCCATAACTGCACTTACAACAGTTCCGACTACACCGGCTACTACGAGAATTTCGGGGCTATGTTTTTTGAGCTTAAAGCCTATCTTGTTAAATGAACTGCTTATAGTCGTCATAAGTTCTGTTTTTTTCATAATCAGATAATCTCCTTTTCTTTATTAGCATTAGAAGCAATCTCTGCACCACAGGCTGCATAACCAGCTAAGTCTACGAAGCTGTCTTCAGTTGCAGTCCCAGTTTTAATCCTAGCGATCTTAAGTAACGCCATCATCATGGCAACGTCGGTTGCTGTAAAATCAGTATTTTTATACACCGACCATAAAGCGGCTATCGACCGAAAGTTATCTTCGGGTGAGCCATATTCGTTCTCACGTTGACCGCATACATATTGTTTGGCTCTATCTAGAGTTTCTGCTCTTGTCATTTTATCTCTCCTCATTCAAATATTCGTAATACTCGGATTCCGTGCCGTATGACATCAAATATCCATCCATAAGAATCCTCCTAATCTAGTGGAAGGGCTTTGGGCAATTTAAGCATATATCCGTCTCGTACTCGAATTACAGAAGCACTCCTAATATCAGTCCATCCATATTTATTATCTGTATAATTTCCTGTTACGCCGACCAAATCATACAAATCTGCCACACTAACCAAACCATAAGTAGAAATCAACTCGTCCATTCTTGACAGGACGTCTTCGGCTTCTCCTCGATTATCCAAGATAATATCATCATAGTTATAGCCGGTTTTTGTTCGAACCGCGCTATAATCCCTTCGGCCATTTCTTCCATCGTAGTAACTCCTGTAAGATACCTTAGAGGCAATGGAATTACTCTTTGTCTTACCTGTTTCTCCGTAAAGTATCATGTCAATACCATTTGTAACAATATCTGAAATTGCTTTTTTGATTGCGGGAATCAATACATCTAGCAAAATATAAGATTTTACGTTATTGATATCCTCTGAGATGAATATGTCCGTAAACTTCCGAATCTCGCTTTTTTTCTTAGATTTTACCGTCCCAGCAATCACTTTTTCTACTTTTTTCTCCAGTACAGACCTCTTTTGATCCTCCTTATATTTATGAGAATTTGGCTTGTATTCCTCCATCACGTTTGCTCCTTTCATTTAACTAGAA